TTCCGTCACTGCTTGGCGCGCCATGGTATAAATCTGAATGACCAAGGGGTCAATCAGATGTTGGCAGAGTATGGGTTGAAGTTTGATTTATCGACTTTAGACCTCCGAAATGCCAGTAATACCATCTGCAGGGAAGTTGTGTGGCTACTACTTCCCGAACCATGGGCTGCACTTCTCGATGATTTGAGAAGCCCCGTCTCCCTCATGCCGGATGGCAGTTGGGTCGAGCTCGAAATGTTTTCGAGTATGGGGAACGGCTTCACGTTTGAGTTGGAGACCCTAATTTTCTGGGCTCTCAGCAAAGCAGCGTGTAATGCCGTCAAATGCAGTTCCGCGTTGGTTTCTGTTTATGGGGATGACGTGATAGTGCCTTCACAGTGTGCTCCTTTTCTAGAGGGTCTGTTCAGCTTTTGCGGCTTCACGCTTAACAGCAAGAAGTCTCATAGTAACGGTCTTTTTAGGGAAAGCTGCGGTGAGCATTTTTTCAATCATGTCAACGTAACACCCCTGTACTACAAGGAACCAGTCCCGAAACCTTTAGCTGAAAACAGAATGCACTACGGCCCGCCTGACAAGCGCAAGCCGCGATGTGCGACACCTCGAGAGCTGGCTCTCTATGCCCTACACAATAGGACACTGAGGCACGCGGTCATGAGGGGTTACACTGTAGAAGCCGAAGAACACGCTCTAGCTTACCAAGATCCTCTTCTCCAAGGAGCCTTAACGGTCCTACGAGAAGAAGCATCAAGAGAGGCAGGGAGACGGCCCGATGGCTCATTAGTGATGACACCCTACCCCATAAGGGATGGTGACGTTTACGAAGGGTTATGGGTTTCCTCCTGTGAGAAAGGGATTAAGTTAAGACGTACGGCGTACCAACGTTGTTGGTACTACCTAGGGATCCGGGAAGAATCTCCGGTCCTCCGTCTTGATGGAAGCGCAATCCTCGCAGTTGTGCTACGTACGAGTGTCCTCGGTGCATCAAACCACCACCTAAACATCGCCAATGGTACATTGGAGATGCGAGGGCGGTCGGCTGTCACTCAGGACGAATTGCAACTCGGTCGTCTGCGGCGCCCTCGCTTGTCAAAGCGTAAGGTGCTCAGGAAACAAGTCACATTCGCTACTCTGTAGCACGAACTCGGACCCGTAAGGGAACTGAGG